CCTCCAGTTGTAGGCTTGAATTGGGTTGATGTTGCCGGTTGCGCCCAACAAAAATGGTCCTGACAGCCGGGTTACCTGACCTGAATTGCCTGCTTGAAATGCGGGATAAGACGCATCAGATTGACAAGTCCCATTTACTGTGATGGTAGCAGTATTGTAAACATTTGCACCAATTACATTTCCTGTAATGGTTATGTTTCCGCTGTCATTTTGTATGGTACGATACCCTGAGGCCCCTTGTAAAACGTTACCGGTAATGTTCACGACTGTAGCTGCAAACGTCCGAAGTCCTGTGTTTGCGCCAGCGGATCCATTTATCAAATTGCCAATCAAGTTAAATGTGCCGGTGCCGGTGCATGCTACAGCAAGAGAATAATTTTGTGTTCCAGCTGTTAAATTACCAGTAACAATTAGCGTTCCGGCACCTGAAAATAAAATGATTGCAGCCTCTTGGCCGCTCCAGCCCGTGTTAACAAAATTGCCATTTAACCTCGCAACAGAATTGATTGTTAAAGCCGAGGTTGAAATGGGGTATCTTATGGGGGCAAAATCATACCCAGTAACAGTAGTAGAAACAATGCAACCATTAGCGTTTGTGCAAGTTAAGTTGCAGTTATCTACAAGAGAAAACGTCCCACCGTATGTAATACCAGTAGCACTGGCATTGCTAACTGCCTGAACCGTGCGCGTATCGCTAACCGTTACCGTAAACGTATTGGCATAGGCAACATCACCGCTACCGGGAACCACGCCGCCAACCCACGTTGATGTAGCTGAAAAGTCTCCGTTTTGTGCTGCTCGGATGTTAGCCATTTTTACTACACCCTTTCATTAACGAACCGCTGGGCTGCGGCCTCCAGGATTCCAAGGAACCGCGCCAGAGCCGGATCATCTGCGGCCTGGGCGATTGCATCGCCGTAGACAAGTGTTTGCCTCCCTTCTTCCAGGATTTCCGGTCCTGCTTCACCATTTCGATACGGTGTAAATGTCACCGCAATCGTCAGTTTCATCTGCTCCTGATGCACAATCGTTGACATTGCAAGCTGCACACCCAGCAGGTCATACGTTACGCCGTCAATTTGGGGAGGTTGGGGGTTTTGAATGGCCATGGCGATCAGGTGTAGGTGAGGTTGGTGCGGTTGCTCCACGCACCTGTAGCGGTGCTGGTGGAGAGCAAGGCACCGGCAACCGAAAAGGTGCGGCGCTTGACTGTCCAGACCGTGGCCGACTCGCTTGAGCCAACCGAAGCGCGACCCACATAAATGGTTCCCGGTGTTGCCGCATCAGTGCGAATTGCGTAGACAGGAGCGCTGGAGCCGGGAGGCCCTGGCGTTGCAACACGCACCACCCGAGGGCCGCTTGGAACCGTCAGCCGTGCCACGGAGGGCCCGCTTGGAACCGTCAGGCGAACGACTGCAGGACAGGTCACGGATCCCTCCTGCTGCTTCTCAAGGCAACAACAACGGGGCCGGTTGCCAAGAAGTTGTCATCGGCTTGCGTGGCACCGGGGGGCACCATCAAGCAGTCGTAACGGTAACTAGTTTCAGGCTTAAGAGTATTAACAGTAGCTTCTGGAAGTATTAGCCTTACTCGTCCCTGTGTTGGATTTGTCTCTACAGTAACAACAAAAACTGTTTTTCCTTTTTCATCACTAACGGTAGCATTTACGTCCCATCCAATAAATGACCACGGAGTTGTTTGAGCTGTATCAGAAAACAACTCAAAAATCTTTAAAGCATCAACCCCTTGTTCCATGTTCCAAGTTTCATCTTCCACCCAGGCCATGAAAATTAAGCGGCGGTAAATCCAACCCAAGCAGTACCATTGTAGCCCTCCCATCTCGTCAGACTGGAATTCCAGCGAATAGTGCCAGCCCCTGGACTTGATGGACGCTGAGCAGTGGTGCCAGATGGAAGAACAATTCCAGCGGTTCCCGTAAATGAAGGATTTTCAATTGGTGCAAGACCAAGATTTACAGCACTCAGCTTTCCAACCACAATCCAAGCGGTATTTGCTGCATTGCGAATTTTAAGCAAGTCATTAGTTGTATCACCCCAGAGCTGATACGCATACTTTGTTGATGGCTCAGCAGAACCACTATTTAGTGAAACGATGGCTGCAATGGCACTGTTGATATCCGCACGAAATGCAAGCCCAGTTGCGTTATCAATTACATAATCGTGTTGAGCCATTTTAGCCGGTATCGAGACTTCTTGATTTTAGGCCACTGGCTGGGAACCGGCGACTGCCTTCCTTAACCATCCACGGCTACCATTCCTGCGGGCCACTCAGAGCCCAAATCGAGTCCAATGGACTTTGCTTTCTACGAGTTTGTAAAAAAACTCAACCACTCCATTCATTCATTAACCAAAAAAATGTCTGTTCTTTCTGATCGCGTTGTTGCTGTCATTCAGTTTCTTCAGGCTGGAGAATCTTCTCTTCGGCAAGAACTTGCTGATGTGAAAGCTCAGCTTGCGGATGCCCTTGCAAAAGATGCCGCTGATGCTGAAACTGTTGCCAATGCTCAGGCTGAGGCCCAGTCGTCCCGCGCAGCAGCAGATGAATTTGCTGCCAAGGTAACCGAACTTCAGGCGATTGCCGATGCCGATACTGCGGAAGATGCAGCCATTACGGCGGCACTGGATGCAGTTGAAGGCGCTCCAAACTGAAACAAGCAATTAACAGGTTAATTGCAATAACCACCTTGCAAAAGGTGGTTTTTTATTGGAATTTTTTACCCTACAATTCCACCGTAGCCAGTTGCTGAATATGTAAACTGTCTTGATAGGTATGATCCACCTTGTTGAAATCTAATTGTAAAGCCAGTTCTTGTAATACTGGTAACCGTATAATCATCAGCATGATCCATGTTAAAAGGTGTAATACTGATGGATGGCGGTTGATAAAATGGATACAAAAAAGTAACGTTATACGGAGATGCGGGACTAGTAAGTGTTTCTGATGCCTCAACACGCTGCTGAAGCTCTACGTCAACACCAATCTCTAATATGGAGATACTCTGGCCGATATCCGTGCTTGATGCAGCAAGCTTAAATTGAAAGCTGCGTCCAGTGACAACAGCATTTGCAAACTCCCTCCACTCGCCCCACGCAAAAGTAGGACCAGCATCATTGCTTGCCCTTACATAAACAGAGGCATTGACTCGATCACCGGAGCTACTTCCAGAGAAAACACTGTCGCTCCATGTATCAATAGGAGAAGCGTAATCGTCAATTGTGACATTGACCGCATAAGATGCTGTTTTCAAGAATCGCTTAATACTTAAATCACACATCAAAGGCAGGGTAAGTATCTCGCCGAAATCATACTCACCGGCTGTCGAAATACCACCAATACTATCAATAGCTGGAAGACCATCCCAGTTTCCATCAACTGCCATTGAGTCAACTGTTTCCGTACCAATTAGTAAAATTTCATTTGCTGAAGGAGAGTACACCATATTTGTATAAGTTCCACTAAATGGTGGAGTTTCAAGGTGCTCTCTGAACTGCTTGATCATCAATCTTGGTTGCATTGATGGCATAACAGCAGTTACGCTTGCAGCATTAACAGATCGAACGCCAAGGTTGTTTTCAAATTTTACTAAATATGTTCCAGCCAAGAGAGGAACTTGCTTTTCTACTTCTGAACCAGCAATACCAGCAATAATTTCCTGGCTGTTTTCCCAGGCCACAGCGCCAATAGAGGAGCTATGGCGTATCAATACTTTGCCATTTAGCAGAACACTGGGCGAGATCGACCTATCCCATCTTATTCTTGCTGTTGACTGATCAATAGCAATGATACTGACTCCAGTTGGCGTTTCTGGTGGCCTGGTTTCGCCAAATGCTTGATAGATGAGAACCGATGGCTTTGAAGCCTGGAGAACAGAATTTATGGATGCAACACTTATCTCGTAAACACCAGGAACCGAGTCGATGATATCGTAATTATTTTGCTCAACAATTTGTGAGTTCCAGTTTCCACTGTCAACCCTCCAAGAAATCTTGTACGAATTGGCGCCAAGAACGGAGGTCCAGCCAATTGAGATTTTGGATGAAATTCCAATTGTAGTTTCGTAGATAATTTGCGCTGCAACAATATCCTTCGGAGATGCTGGTCCGGCATTGAGATAGGTTATTTTCCTTTGCTCAAGGGCAACATTCTGTTCGATGTAATTGTATTTTGATGGATTATGAGCAATACAGGTATAGCTATATTTAGTGCCACCGCTCCCTTCGTCTTCCTCAACAAGCAAAACACGCCACGTTGTTGATGTAACTAAATCGTTTTCAAAAACCCATACACTATTTTTATTTGGAATCGAAGAAAGGCTTGATGCCAGTGTAATAACATTTCCAGATATGCTGCTAACATTTCTGCTTTGTATCGTGCCATCATAGAGAATTACTGAAAGTCTTGCGTTGTTTCCAGCAATTAACGAAGTTGCATCATCAACTGTAATAGTATTTGCTGTTGCTGCAAATACTCTTCCTCCCCTACGGGAATTATTTTTTACAGAATCCTCAATCTTAATAATTGATCCGGGCCTTACAATTACACCAGAATCAACTGAGGAAACGAATTTGCAAACCTCTTTTTCGTTTTGCTCCGAATAAAGCAACCATTTACCCAGCCTGTGCGCCTGTCCCCTGGATGTACAAGCAATTGCAACAACGTCTTGCCTAATTATTCCATACTTAGCAATGGCTTCAATATTTTCAACAACTTCGTATCCGCTATCCCGTAACTCAAGGTCAGTATATTGAACAACCGCAACAGTTGGTCTTGTCTTTGAACTGCTATTGGAATAGTTAAAGTCACCATTCTCAACACTTGCATTTGTAAATTGATAGACTGGATCACCTGGCCTGTCCTGCCCAATTGAAACGGCTCCAGCGCTCCAGTAGGGCATAGCCCTAAAAACAGACGACATTTCATTGATAACATCATAAGCATCCTTGGCCGACTGTATGTTAATATTGCAAGAAAATCTTGGTTCAATGCCGCCAAATCCATCCGGCACAAGTTCAGAGCAATATTGAGATGCTGCAAAAAAAGACCACTTATCTAGCTGATCGGCTTGGATGTGATCGCCAAGTCCGTACCTCTTGCTTGTTAGAAGATCCCAAAGGCACCAAGCGGGATCGCTACACCATTGCGCCGCGCCAAATGTGCCATCCCAGGCTCCAATATAAGTAACTCTTCCATTATTTTGATGAACAAATGCGTTGCTAGGTAGCTTAACTTTTAAGCCTCTGATCAAATAGGATCTTTGCGGGGTTGAATTAAACTGCTCAGAGCTTACGCGAAGCGCAACTAGAGCTGTGTTTGGATAAGTTGTTCTTGCGTAAGTAATCTCTGAGTAACTTGTCCAAGAAAAAGCATTGGACAGGCTAGAAGAAGTGCTATCTTCGGTTTCCCTATAAACCCTAACATCAACGGGAAATGCGCCATCAATGCCTACACTATATTGCCTTTGATATGGCTGAGATGTTTTTCCCTGGATAGTATCATCTATAATCGTCGAATAACCACCACCATTATATTGCAATTGAATTTTAAGCCTGACTTTTGCGCCAAGCAAGTCTCCGTTGCTTTTTATTTCCTGAAGGGCTGGAATTGTAATTAAAACCCTGACAGCATTAACAGCTTCATCTGTGATTGTTCTTGCGATTGGCGTGCTTCTTTGAACGACTACGCCAACCGATATTTCATTTGAAATATCATCAAAACCTGGTACATAGGATTGATCCTGTGTTCCATTCCTTACCTCAAGGCTGACTCCACTAAAGTTTGCGGTGCCATCGGAGCCAAGCAATGGAGTATTGTCAATATAGATGGATTTAGCACCATCTTTAAGTCCTTGAATTTCGCCCTCACCGAGCAGATCAATAATACTTACATAAGCAGTTGAGAATAGGTTGTCTTTGGTTTCAACTGGTTTTTTTGATTTGGGCGCTCCCTTTCCGCCGCTACCAGATCCCGTAATTTTTTTCATTACGCATTCACCTGATCGAGATCAACGCCAATACTAATCACAACAGAGCCAACCAGTGCCTCTCCATAAATAATTGGAACTGGTGATCCCTGTCTAGATGTATTTTGTATCGAAGAAAAACTATAGTTTTTTCTCGGGTCGCCAGGGTCTGTTGATGATTTTGACAGTCTTGGGACTGGCGTAAGTAGCTGGGAGATTCCGCCAAGAAACAAGCTTGCGCCAATTGCGCCAAGAATTTGAAGACCAGGAATGAAAGCAAGTCCAATCAATACGGCGCCACCAATAATCCTCCCCACTGCTCCAGCACCTTGAATCACGGGAATAATCTTGATTTCAGCGATGCCACACGGAAGGCTTACCTCCTCTTCTCCAATATTTATATCACCAACGAATACCTTGTAGTCATGATCAATCATGTGCTTCTCTACCGATGGAAAGTTTGCAATTAAAAACCTGACAGCCTCTCCAACACTAGAGATATCTGCTGTAAAAACTCGTTTACCAATAAACTTTGCAAGCTTTCCATAAAGGCGAATTTTAGTCATTGCGGCGATCTGGCCTTGTCTCTCTATTTTAGTCTTCCAACCCATCCGGTGCATTTCTGCAGCCAACCGCCATAGGTGTCCCTACCACTAAGCCTGTTGCGTAAATGGTGAAGAATCATCTGATCGCCAAGATAAACACCAATATGGTTGAGCCTGGTATTTCCAATACTCATAAACAAGGCGTCGCCTCGTCTCATTTCACTTTCGTTAATCTTTTCAAAACCAGCTTCTGCCCAGCATCGCTCAAACATAGGATCAGCTTCAAAG